CATTTGAGAATTGTTATTGTTAACTACTTTTTCGCTTTCTCCTAATTTTCTTAAATCTCCTATGGTAATCCTATTGTTATGACCTGTACCTTCAATTCCTTTGAGAACTTCTTCACTAATACCATTATCTTTTGCAAATGCCTCTGCGCTTTTACTAGCGAAAGGAATTTTATTTTCTTCTTCTAATCCTAATTTTATTTTTACATCCATAATTGTAATCTTTCCCTTTGCTTTCTTTTTACCACTTCTAATTTCTACTGGAAAGTCTTCTTCAGATAAACTATTTTCTGAAGCTAACTTTTTTGCTGCTTTTGAAGCCCAAGAAGAAGTAGTTTTTTCTTTAACTTCTTCTCCTAAAGCTTTCTTAACATCATTGAGGGTATAACCTTTTTTATGACTAGGTGTAGTCACAAAAAGATTTTCCATTGGTTGACCTTTAGCTTCCCAATATTTTTTTGCAGCGGAACTTGCAAATACACTTTTGAACTTTGCTCCACATTCTATTGCTAACTTTTTTAGCTCACTTTCCTCGACAGGAAAAGATGCACAGATTTCTTTGATAATATTTTCTAATTGTTTTTGTGTTGCCATTTTTTGTTATTATAATTTTTCTCTTTTGTACGTCTAATTCTCCACTTATTCCTCAATTGTTTTTAAAAAATTCTTTACATCTTCTACATTGTACTTCCCTTTTTTACTACTTCCTTTTAAACTTTCAAATTTTTCATTTCCTACAAGACCATTTTCTTTTGCTAATTTTTCAGCCCAAGGACTAGCGAATTTCTTTGGAGCATTTTCTTCTTCTTGACCTGTTGCTTTTCTAACATCTGAAATACTAATCTTTTTCATAGAATTTAATAAATCACTGAAATCATTTTCACATAAATCATTTTTTTCTGCTTCTTCCTTTGCTGCTTTAGAAGCCCATACTGAAGCTTTTTTAACAGGTTCTTCTATTCCTAAAGCTTGGTTAACATCTTTTAATGTGTAACCTTTTTTGTGACTAGGTGCAAAGGAAAATAATTCTGAATTTGCCTTTCCACTCTCTTCCCATTTTTGTTTTGCAATAGGACTTGCAAATTTACTAATAATTTTTGAACCATTACTGGCGACGATTGCTTCTAATTTAGCAATGTCAATATTGTATCTCTCAGAGATAGTTGTGATTATTTTGTTTAATTGTTGTCTATTAGCCATTTTGTCTTTTTTTGTACGTCTAGGATTTCTAATAGACTAAGATAATAGTCTATTATAGATTCTATATCAATACGACTAATTGTATATTCTTTCTTAAGAACTTCTTTATAAATTATTTCAAAACCTCGTTCTCTAAGAATCTTTTTAACTTTTGGTATTTCTTCGGGTTCGTAATAATTATCAGTTGGAAATTCTATTTGTACATAGAAAGCAATCTGGTCTATAATACAATTGATATCTTTTAATAATTTCTTTTTAGTATTATCATTAAGTTCACACTCTTGCATGCATTTAATTAAATCTTCCATGTTACGTCTCTAATTTACTTTGACTCTAAACGAATCCATTCATTATATCTAGAATTATAAAGATCACGCATATTTGTATGCCATTCGCATGTATCATCGTTAAAATTCTCTGAACAATAATTAAATATTCTTTTCCATGCTGTATGAATAACCTCTGGAGCAGTATGTACTATACTATCTCCCACATTTTGAAAACCTTTTTTATCTTCTTCTTTATCTTCTGGTATTTTTTGTAATAACATAAAATATGTTTCTAATATAAATTTTTGTGAACTCATTTTACGTCTATTTATAACTATTTCTTATTATTTCTTTTCTAATGGTTATCAGATTGTTTAACTCATTAATCTCTTTCAAATAATCTTTAATCTTTCTTTCTTTTTCTTTAACAATATTTTGTAATACTTGTACAATCTTTATACAACATTTTTTAATATCTGGGAGATTTTTAAGAAGACTTAAAGCATCTGCGTATGAACCACCACCACCAATACCAAAATACAATTCTAAATGAACAGAATCATTCATTATATTTGAAAGATCTTCATATGCATAATCTTTGTAAAGTTCTTTTTCCCCATCTTGTGTATTAACAAGACCAGTTTTTACAGCTCGTTTCTTTTGTTTCCTGGTTAAATTTGTATATCCTATTTTTTCAGTTGTTTTTGAATTTTTCCAAATTTTTAAAGTCGAATATATATTATTCACAAGACTTTGAAAGTGATTTATACATTCTTTAAATTCTTTGAAAATAAATAACATATCCCCTTCCGCTTTATATTTATCAGTACCTCTTTCATAATAAGAAGATTTTTTACCACCACCTCCTTTAAGTCTTCCTCTATCATGTCTAAAAAATTTTTTTCCAAAACATAAAAACCACCAGATATGAAAATACTTTTTTTCATTACCACTTAATCGATTCCGTCTTTTCCAACCTATGATATATTTATTTATCAAATTTACTCTATTTGAAACTGAATTGTGTAAAGAAGTAACCCTTTGTAAATCTTTTTTTAATTCGATAATTTCATCATCATTAGCAATAGCATTTTCAATTGCTATTTGTAGCATTCTTTCTTCACGTACTTTAAGCCAATTTACTTCTTTTTTTAATTTTGGTGCATTGATTTTAATTTCTTGGTCTATTCTCTCATTAATATCATCCAAATTTTTTTCCCAATCATCTTCTGATTCTGATTCTTCTTCTATTCTGTCTTTTTCTAGGTTTTTAATTGAATTATTTGTTGTAATGTATGTAGGATAGTTAAATTGTTTTTTATTATTAGCTCTTACTCTTTTATGGATATTATTATTTTTTTTGTAAAATCTTTGTATGATATTAGCAGCTCTTACTCTTTGTGAAGTATGTAATGCTAAACATTCTTCTACTAAAGCTATACCTTTACCTGCGATAATAATGTATTTATAAAACTCTTTTAAATCACTTTGTAAAATCCACAAATCATAAATTTGTGTATCATATCTATGTGGTATCGATTCAAATACTCGAACCCAACTATTATTCTCAATAATTAGAGGAATAAAAGGTCGTGGGAAACCTGTACAAAACAATCTGTAACCTTCAATATCGAAAACTTTATTAGGTATTCCTTCTTTTTTTAAATAAACATCCCAGAATTCTTCAGTTGTCTTTGTTTTTCTTATAAAATTTATTCCACTTGTTTTTTTTTGAACTTTCATTTTATTATCCACTCCGTCAATTTTAAAAGCAGGTATTATATCAAAAGTCTTGTCAGATTTTGCTTTTTTAATAGATCTATTAATGAACTTTTTTACATTTCTGTCATTTGCTAATAATCCTAATTCTTTTGCTACAGTCTCTATATATGGTTCTCTCTTTTCTGCTTCTTTTATTTCACAAATTTTATTTCCGCCATTGTAAAAAACATATGTAACATCCTTATTAACATAATTTCTATCTATTTTATAAAAATTTTCATCTGTATAAAGAAATTTAAGAATTCTCATGTGTGGCTTATTTGGAATTTCAACCCAAATCCATCCATGAGGTAAACTCGTTGCATTTTCTACTAAATCTGTTAGAACCCCATTACATAAAATGTTTTTTAATTCCCATAGTCCAGAATATATTTTTTTTTTATTCACCAAATCATTAGATAATTTTTTCATAGATTTTCTTGTCAGATTCTCATGAAACCATGCTAATAAATAATCATCTACTACGTTATAACCATGCATGTTTTTATACTTTAATAAACTCCTTAGGTAATGTATATTAGGACATGTATTTAGAAATTTAAAAGGTATTGACACATATTGAATCTCACCGTCATAAGAATGATAATTAAGTGTTAAAGGATATTTATATCGATTTATTAATTCCATTTAATTAATACCAACATAAAAATTTTTATTAATTAGTATTTTTGATAATAAAAATTATAAATTAGTTCCTTTTATTTTACTAAGGGCGTATTGATGAAATAATGGATTCGTTATCCGAAATCTTACCTTTTCCGTAAGATTTATTATTTTTATTATTGTTTTTGCAAAAATCAGTAAAAATTATGGGATTCAACTTAAAAAAGCTTTTGAAATCAATAGGATTTTGAACTCCATGAGCTTTTGCTATTCTAAATTGTACATGTTGATGTAAGTCTTCAAAGTGTATAATCATTTTTTTACAATTCATTTTACGTCTATATAATATTAATCAACTAAATTAATTCTGCAATTTGGACATGTATTTTTGTTTTCTAACCATTTTACTAAACATTCTGTGTGAAATTTATGACCACATTTACTAGGAACTAATGTACCTTCACTTTCCAAACATATAGAACATTCTTCTGTCTCTTCACTCCCTCTAAGGCTTCTGTTATCTTCTACTAATCTTTTTACACTATCTTGTAATTGTTTGATAAGAAGGTCTTTTTGAGATTTTCTTGTATCTTCGTTTGTATTTTCTTTTTTTAACTCAATATTCTTTAATTCAGGAAGTGTTCCATTTAGTTTCCAATGAACAATATTAATTATTGATTTTTTACCTATACCTTCTAACCTTGAAAGTTGACAATATCTCCAACAATAAGGAGGAAATCTCCTATAAATAGAATTAGATAGGGTATAAATAACTTGGTTTTGTATTTCAAGTGTATAATTTGAATTTGGAAATTTAAAAATATCTAAGATATTAGGAGGTAAACCTACATCACCGTATATAATTGTGAGTATATAAGCTAATCTTTTATAAGTTTTATATTTATAACTATTTATGTTTCCTTTCAAAATAGCTAAACACATTAAATTTTCTATTAAACTTTTAAGAGAAACTATGTTTTCTTGACTACTGTCACAAGTTTCTCTTAAAAATTTAATAAGACGATATTCAGGACATTCTGGATTGCTGTCTTTATTGTATAATTTTTTTACAATTTTTTGAACTTCATCCATTCTCCTAAAGGTGTATATATTTGTTATATAATCCATTGTACGTCTATTCTCTTACTCTGTTTTTTTTAAAAAAATATTCCATTCTACCTTATTTTCTTTAAGAAACATAATTTTAAAAATTTTATTACCAACATTTAAACATATTGTTATATATAATAATGTATAAAACGGTATATAAGGTATTGTAGAATGCATTAGTACTATAGTTATAGCTAAAATTGGAAATGTTATCATAGAATTAAATATTAAATTATATATCAAAAAATCGTATAATTCAGTGTAATTTAATTTATAATTTAAAAATCTCATACATCGTGGAACATTTACATACACAGTATTGCTATGAACCATACTTATAACATAAGTAATCATGTATATTGCTATCATAATATCACTTTTATAATCATTATTTTCTAATAAATGATTAATTATATACAATTTATCTTTATCAGAACCTTTTATAAGTGTTTTAAAAGAATTATTTTGAAATCTCCAATATTCTTTACTATAAGTATATCTATTCACACACTGGTCTAGAATGATTCCACACCCCAGTAATATTACTATGATAGTTAAACATTTAATAAGTTTACAATTTAGTTTAAGTTCTAAATCAGTTAAAGTCATCTTACGTCTTTGTAATTATTTTTCACATACCATAGTTGAAAATTGTATATTCATAGGTTGTATATATGTATAAGGATTTTTAATAGATGGTTCCAAAACACGACTTGGAACTAATATAGGAAAGTATGAAAGTAATGTACTTTTTGTACACATATATATAGTATTTGTAAATAGATTTGAACCACAATAACAACCATCTACATGGTCTATATTATGTATCAATAATATTTGAATTCCGTAGAAGACAACTATGTGCCAAACTAATAAACCGATAATTATTTTTTTTAAAAACATTTTACGTCTATTAATTAAATCCACAAAACATTTTTTAATACAAAAACAAAGACATGAGAAAAATAAAATTCCAACTACACTAGGGACAGTTATTAAATAAATAGCATCTTTATTAGTTATTTTAAAGTCATCATCAGAAAAACATATTATAAGAAACATTCCAACAGCATGATTAAACAATACACAACCAACTGTTAATACAAGATATCTGTAAAATATATATATATTTCTACACAAAAAATGAGTTTCTAAACAACATTTTTCAAATTTAGTTTCTGAGTTTTCATCTAGGATAATTCCCGTAGTTTTTACAGGAACTATTATTTGTTTGTTAAATTTTATTTTGTACCATTTTTTATTTCCCGTAGTTTCTAATTTACACACAGGACAAGAATTTATGAAGGCACTTTCTAACATGCCGGTAGTACAATTGTAACATATTTTACCAGAAACACAACGAGTACAATAAATATTATAATATTTATATTCTTGGCACAAAATACAAATATCTTTATCAAAACACTGGCATCTCATACTTAGGGATAAAAAATTTGAAAATTTTACGTCCCCAATTCTCGATCCCCAATCCCCGATCCTGGATCCTTATTCTAATAAAGAATTGACAATTCCAGTCTTTAATTCTAAATTTTTCATTTTCAAAATCATTTTTGTGTTTTCTAATTGTTCCACGAGAAGTTTGAATTTCTTTTCTTTTTCTATTTCTTGTTTAGTATTATCAAAAATAATTTTTTGGATATCTGGTAAAACTTCATCTTTATATTCCATAGTAAAAATTATTTTAGCAACTGTTTTCATACCAAACCCAGGTAATTTTATCAAAAAACAGGGATTCACATATGAATTACATAAAGCATTTCGAGTTGGATCAGTGAAACACTCAAAAATTCTTTGTACACATTTTTCAGACCTCCAATACCAAGTATCTCTCCAAATTTGTGCAGCTTTTTCAGGAAATCCTATATCGCCGAATATAGTACTTATAGTCTCTTTGACTTTTCTATAATGCTTCACTTTTTGTTCATTTTTAAATTTTTCAATTGAAAATAAAGTTTCGTAAACTCCAAAAACATTAATTATCCGCTCATAAACGGTCATACTATAAGGAGCACAACAATTTCTGAGTATAAAAATGTGATCCCTTAATCCTAGTGGGCATACTTTATGTCCAAATTCTAATTTGTTTGTAATATTTTCAATAGTAGATGGTAGATCTAATTTTCTACCCAATCTTTTGGCTTCCACCAAATCTTTAACTAATTGTGTAGTCATTATTATACGTCTCTTTACTCTTAATTAACTAATCTAGTCCTACATACAGGACAGCAATTTTTATGTTCTAACCATTTAACTAGACATTCAGTATGAAATTTATGGCCACATTTTTCATTTGGTATTAAATTTTCACCTGACATACAAATAGAACAAATATCTTCTTGGTGCATCCTAGATTCTATCTTTCTGTTTTCTAAAGTTAATTGTTGAATAGATTCTTGTAAACTATTTATTAAAGTAGTATAATCTACTTTTTCTTTTGTTTCAGATTCAAGATGTTCTAAATCAGGTAGAACTCCTTTTAATAAAAAGTAACCAATATTCAAAATAGTACTAGATCCTACTCCTTCAAATAAGAAGATTCCACAATTTCTCATCCATTCCCATTTTAACTTTTTTTTATTTTTTACATAATTTAAAACTGTAATTTTTAAAAATTCTTCGGAAGGAGTTTGTCTTACTTCAGAACATCCCATAAAAGTTTTGAAATTAGGTATACCTTCTTTTAAAAAAATGATATCCAATATTTTTTTAATTCTTAAATAATGTTGTTCTTTCCATGGAGATTCACTTTTTTTTAATAAAACAAGTAATGATAATTGATCTTGAAGTTTTTTTAATCTTTCTTTTGAATAATCTCCCTCAGGATTGTTCAAAAGATAGATAAATCGTTCTGTGAAAGTACTAATACCAAATTTAATTGTTAGTCCTGCATCTTTGGACACTCTACGAATGCTTTCTATTCTGCATATATCTATATTACAATTCATTTTTATTTTTATTTTTATTTTACGTCTTTTAATATTGGTTAGTATATAACATTCCTCTTTCATTTCTTTCATTGTTTCTATCATCAATGAGATCCCAATCTGTTTCTTGACCTTCTCGTGTTCCTTTCATGAAAGAACTATTTTTTCTTTTATATCTTTCAATTGCAAATTTCATTTTTCTTCTACCTCTTCTCGTAGCATTTTCTGGTTCAAACCAACCTTCATGGTCACAATATTTTTCCCACTCTTCAGGAAAAGCACTAGGGGGCATTCTCATTCCACTAGCTTTATTCCTTACTAAATTAGGATAATTTTTATAAAAAAACATAAAATCTCCTTGTTTTTCAAGATAATTCAATCTTTCTTTCATTCTTGGGTACAAAGATGCTTGAGTTTTAGGAGGTAAACGATTCCTAGTAGGGTAGAAGAAATAATGTTCTATTGGAATAGCTCTTCCTGTTACCTTATTAGAAAACTCAACAGGATGTCTTCTGATTCTATCAGCTAACCATCCTTCATGACCAGGTATAACACACGTATTCTTTTCCATTCTTAATTTTTTCCACTCTTCATTATTCTGTTTTCTTATTTTTTCAAGACGAGCTGCTTCTCTCTTCTTCTCTTCTTGTTCAGGAGTGAGTCTTTTACCTCTTCCTCTTCCTCTTTTAAAATTTTTTTTATTTCCGTTTCTTCTTTGTGCTACCATATTTAATTGTTTATACACCTATTTTTTTATATTGTTTAAAAGTAATAATGCAAGATATAATTTTAATAGGGACATTAATGACAATTTTAACTTCTGTTTATATGGTACCTATAGCTTCATTACATAATACTCCCAAGGAATACACTAACCGGTTATTTTGTATTTTAATACCTGAAGTTGTAATATTAGTATGTTTACACTTCTTATTACTTCAAGTTTATCATTTTATGGAACATCATCAAACTCCAGCTGTTTATATAGCATTTGGAATTGTTGTTGTACAAATAGCACTTGTTTATAGTGCTTTATTTAATCACTGGGGACTTAGGAAAGGAGAAGTAGAAAAAGCTGCTTCTGCTAATTCAGCAACTTCATTACTTCCAGCTTTTGATTTAATGTTAGCCTCAGGACTTATTCATTTAACCAGTCTTTTTATTGTTCTTGGAGCATTAACCGTTATTACCTAAAAATTTTTTTATTGTGTAATATTAAGAAATGACATTTGCAAAATTCGGAGAAGACATAAAATCTTTTGCATTCAGTAAACCTTTAGTGTCAATTCCGTTAGGATTAGGTTTGTTAATTGGTCTTGCGGTTATGGTTTCTAAAGGATATGAAAATTATGGAAACT